TCTAATCGCCCAGCCCGTTCTTCTTTGTATCTGGCCATCGTACCCTTTTATCTCTTGGGGGGAAAAATGTCGTCCATGCTATTCGCCCCAACGGACAAAATAGCGCTCTTTGCGCTCTTCGCGTCCCACGTTATCGACCCACTCACCGAGTTGCTTTGCGTCGGGGTCTATTGGAGAGAACTGGGCGTAGAGGGAACTGGAAAGATCGATGGTGCCCGAGATGGCGTCGGAAGCCTGGCCGCCCATGCGAGACAGCACATCCAGGCCCATTGAGAGGGCATCCACGATGTCGTCGTTCTTGCCGGAAGGAAAACTTTGCATCTCTGTGAAAAAATCATCGAGCCAACCGGCTTTATTAGGTAGGAACACTCTTCCCCCCTCGATCAGCGGAGTCACCGCATTCAGCCGCGCCACCTTGTCGTTCACCACCTTGTACGGTATGACTGACATACCGGACTCGGTACGGAGTTCCTGTAGCAGTGATTGGCCACTGGCTTTGTCTTCGATGTAGATACCGCGCAACCCCTTGCCCCGGTACTGGGCGTTGGTGGAGATGCAGATGCGCTTGAGGCCCGGAAAGTCCCACTTGCCCCGCACGCAGTCGATGATATGGAGGTCGCCGGTGGGGGTCATGCCCCAGACGAGGAGGACACTAAAGTCCGCTGTCTCGGTCTTCTTGAATGCCGTGTCGGCCGATATGATCAAGAACTGGTACTCCTGCTCTTCGCTTTTTTCGTAGGACTTCCACCAGACCGATTTGATGATGTTGCCGCCGAGGACGTAAGGCGTCTGCTGGTATAGGGAAGCGAATTCCCGGGCGTCCAGGCGTTCGCGCTTCTTCAATTCTTCCAGCGGGAACCGCTCGGGCCACAGGGCCGTCTCTTCCTCTTTGTAGACGTCGCGTTTCGATGGGGCGACTTTGGGCAGCATCTCACTGGGCAAATAGCGGGGGTCGTCCGGCGGCAGCATCGAGACGTTCATCTTGATTTGTGTGGGCATCTTTTGAATTGCCGAGAAATTGATGTGGTGCCACTCCCCTTCCTTCCAGTCGTCCGTCTCCATAATGCGCCCCGCCACATCGTCGGGGTGCCAACGGGTCAGGATGATGATCTCGATCGGGGCAGTGCCGTCCGGCTCGGGCTGTTTACGGGTTGTGAGTGCTGAGACGTAGTAACTCCAGACTTTGTTGCGCTGGGTGGCGGATTCCGCCTCCTCACGAGCCTTAATCGGGTCATCGAGGATCAGCAGAGTCGCTGCGCGGCCCGTGGTGGAGCCGCCCACGCCAGTGGCGTAGTAGGAACCGTGGGCTGTGGTACGCCAATCGTCTACGGCGCGGGATTCATCGGACATCTCGAAGGTGTCGAACGCCTGCAAGACGAGCGGCTCGCGGGCATGGTCCCGCACCTGGCGGCCGAATGTTTTGGCGAGGTCTTGGTTGTACGAAGTCGAGAGGACGTTGCGATTCGGCTTGCAGGCCAGGTAATAAACGGGGAATAAGACGGTTGCAAAGAACGATTTGCCGTGCCTGGGGGGCATGGTGATGAGCAGACGTGTCGTACCCAGATCACCACGCTCCAGTTTGTCCAGAGTCTCGATGAGTTCCTCTTGAAACTTGGCAAACTTGAACTGCGGGTACAGCGTTGCACAGAACCCGCGGAAAGATTCCCGGGTGTCCATGAGTTTGAGGAGGTGTTTAGCCGCTTCCTTCCTGGTGACAGGCACTCTAATCCTCCCCCTCTTCTTCTAGCCTTTCTGCTTCAATAACGATCTGGTGCAACTCGTCTTCAGTTAGTTCGTGCAGTTGTTTGTTTTCGATCGTATGCTGATTGAACGAGTGGTGCAGATCAGGCATAACTTTATTCAACATTACGCTGAATAGTCGTACCTGTTGGTTTGACCAATTCTTTTCCCCCTGCAAAACAGCCCGAATATTGGGGATATTTTTGCGAACGACGTCGAGAACCGAGCGCCGAACACGATCAATTTCTACCGGGGTGACCGCGGGTAGCCCCCCACCCTTCATAGGATGGGGGTTCTTCCTTACGTCCGGCATTTAACTACCGGTGGTGGTTTCTGTGGTTGTCGTCGTTTCGGTGGAGTGATCATCTGTGTCTGAGCAGTTGTCGCCAGCACAGTTATTGTTGGTTATCCCTGTAGTGGACGTCCCAACCTCACAACCCGCAAGAAGAAATACCGAAGCGGTCAGCAGGACCGCCAATGTTGCTCTCAAATTCATTACTCTTTCTCCGATTGATGTATGTCAAAGCGGAATGTCCATCCGCTGTCTCCCACTTTATACGTCTGATACGTCGAACACCCAGACATAAGAAGTACCACAACAAACAAAACAATGACTGCTGCGATTACGGTCTTTCTGATCGTCCACCAGGATGGATTTCCCAGTCGATCAACGATCCTATGTACTAAATCTATAAGGTTCTGCATAACGTCTCCGATGTGTGACAATGATTCCAAATTTTGGTGCGACTACTCAACGACCCCGACATGACAACACCTGGCGGCGGCGAAGGGGGGGCGTAGCCCCCCCTGTGGAATCGCCATGGTGTTCACAATTTGCACTTTCTGTCTTGTAACCGATTGATTATCCGTAGTGTTTATGTCCCATCAGAGGGGAAAGGTTGGTGCATTGTTTTGGAAAAGCCGTGGTTTCGGTTGGAAACAATACCTCTGGAGGTCGTGTTCTTAATCAAACCACCTAACTAGATTCCTGTCGTCCTGTCTCCCTAAAGGGAGACGAGAGGGGATAACGGTCGGCCAATCAACCGGTTGGTCACAACTTGCTGATAGGAGGTTACCTAATGAGCAATTTGACTTCCCAAAACGCCAAGGGCTTGATCGCATTGGCAACCGCCGCGCAGGCGGCAGGCGACACCGCGCAGATCGCGGAGATCCAAGCGGAGTTCGAGAGACGCGCAACCAACCGCGAAGCCAAGCGCATCGTGGCCGAAGACGCCGGTGAGAAATTCGAGCATCACGTCAAGATCGCCGAATTGGCTCGCAAGAACGCGACGCAGGTGGCCGCGATGGCCGCGCCGGTGGCCGCGATGGCCACGAAGCCTTCGGCTTCGGAACTCGGACGGCTCAAGAAGGCCGACCTGATCGCGATCGTGACCGCGATGATCGACTCGTAAGCGCGAGCGTCGTACAGGAAACCCCCGACCCGTAAGGGTCGGGGGTTTTTTTTTGCCGAATTCCCTGTCGCTTGAGAGGGAGTTTTTCAACACATCAACCACGGAGACACCAACATGGCCAAATATATCCGCCTCAAACGAGACAGTCGGAGCAATATGCTCGCGTACCACGACAGCGACCGCATCATCGCGCTCGGTATCGAACGCAAGCGGTTCCACACTCGTGAACAGGCCGAGAAGGCCGCAAGACGCAACGGATTCGTCTTGAGTTCACAGAACATCCTACTCACCCGCTAACAGGAGGCGCGCTTATGGGAAAGCCCACAGTGGCACACGAATACCTCTGGTATTACGCAGAATTCTGCAAAGAAAACAAGATCGTCAAGATCGCGCCAGGGGCGTTTACCTTCCCCGATGGGGTGGAGATTGGTCACGACGTCTTGGTTCATGCGCTGACCACCTCTCCCCACGATTATTTCGATACGGAGGTGGATGAAATCCCCTCGTGAGCGCAATGCTCACACCATTGGCCCCGACCCGAAAGGGTCGGGGTTTTTTTTGTGTGGACGACAGGGCCACGAAGGGCGGGCCAATCTTCTTCCGCACACACGGAGGCCCACATGGACGACATCGAGCCACTCGACACAATCGAGAGCATCTTGACCGCCCGGTCAACCGACCACAAGACTGGTGAACTCATGCCGCAGTTCGTTTTGACCGCATGGGACGCCCACCAGATTTTCGACGCAATCAACGAAACGCGACAACGTATTTCTTCTCTCTCTCCCTAAAGGGAGACGAGAGGGGATAACGAACGGAGTTTCTTCGGTTCAACCGAACCACTCCGACGGTCTGGCCAACCGTTGGAGTCCATCCTCAATGGCCAAACGGAGACGACAACATGACTGGGAAATTTTTACCGTTGCATTCAGCCGAAGCGGAAATCGGCCTGCTCATGATGTATCACGACCTGGTTGCCAAAGGCGAGACGAAAGCGCAAGCGGTTCGTCTTGATGCCATGCTGCCAGACACATTCACGAAAGCAGAGACGCTGTATCAACCCACGAAACACGACTTGCAGGAGAAGCGGGCCGTTTCCCTCTTTAACGACAGGAGGCAGTATGAACACGATTAAACAGTATACGGTTGTGGCCGACCCCGAAACGGGCGAGTGGTTGTCTAAACCTCAGTTCGTTGGATACGTTATCGAGAAGGAGTGGCTGGAAAAAAAGGACACAGACCTGGCCCACTTTGACTTTTTTGAGCGATCCGACTTAACCGGCGAAAGTCTCGACTTCGACCCATGGCCGAATAGCGAAACTTGCGCTATTGAGGAGCGGTGGACTGATTACTGGTGGCCGAGTGATGGGGAGGTTACATGAACGTGAATGATCAGGTGATGATACCCATCACATTCGCCAACGAATGGAATTGGCTACACGACCTCGCAGACCAGTTGGAATCTCTGGATGTTCGTGACGTCAAGGACGTTCTTCACAATCTCGCAAACCTACTCAACGACAGGGAGGGATAATCATGAGTTACTTCAAGCGGCAACCACAACCACGAGAAGATTTGGCCTTGATCGAGCGTGGATGGTGGATCGAATTAGTGCCAGATGGCTGGCAAATATGGGCGTGGCAACCCGGAAAGTGTGGTTGTGTCGGCAAGTGGGTCGCCCATGGCAGACCGTATTGGTACGCTGATATGGCCGAAAACGTAGCGACAACTGAACTCATCAACCACAACCACGGAGAAGACTCATGAAAATGAAAGACACGACAAACAGCGAATTAGAGATCAACGTGGTTCGCCACTTGATACTCAGAAATTTCTGGGAGGTGTACATCACAGATGAGGACACTGGTTCACCAGATACCAGATACGCCCTCGTATGGGGCGATGCAACCGAACTCGGTGATGTCTATCTGCCGGAATACAAGGGCTACATCATCTCTGATACAGAGGTGGATGACGAAATTGAACTTGCTCCCGCGCCAGGTTGGGCGTGGGTCACGACTTCAAGGAGAAAGTCGCATGAGTTTTAACTGGATCGAAAAACATAGTACAAACTGTAAGCATTGCAATCATTTAGTGGACGAACGCGAGTGTGTTCCCGA